GCAAGATCCGGCGGCCGATGACGGCCTGATTCTGAAGCGGTCCTGGTGGATTCCGTGGGAGTACCCGGAGTGGCATCCGTTGTCGCACGAGCGCCGGCCAATGCCGGAGTGCGAAGCGATCATACAAATATACGACACCGCGTTCGAGGAGGACGAGGAAAATGACTTCTCAGCGCGAACTACCTGGGGCGTGTTCCTGTTCGCGCACGAGCGCATACACCCGAATACTGGAGTAATTATCAAGCGCGAAGAGAAGAGATGCGTTATTTTGCTGGAGGCGTGGCATGAGAAAGTTTCGTTCCCGGACCTTCGGCGCGAAGCGATTAACTCGTACAAGGACTGGGACCCGGACTTTGTCCTTATCGAAAAGAAGGCATCAGGACATTCGCTGATTCAGGAATTGCGCAAGTCGGGCGTTCGCGTGAGGGGCGTCGACCCGAAGGGCAAAGACAAGACCATGCGTGCGCACATTAGCTCCGGGCCGCTGGAGCAGGGCTGCATATTCTATGTCCCCGGCCACCTGGAGGCGTCGGATGTCATTGAGGAGTGCGCGAAATTTCCTATTGGCACGTACGATGATTACGTCGATACGGTCGTAATGGCGCTTGCCTGGTTGCGAAGAATGGGCAGCATTGAGTATTTCGACGAGGACGAGGGGGAGCTGAATCTTTTTAAACCGAGGAGGACGAGAGGAATTTATGGATAGAAAATCACCATGGGGTAAGGAAGGAAGAGACCCCGAAAAGAAACAAGAAGCTGATCGCCTGCGTTATTTGCGAAATGCGGAAAGCGCGCGCAAAAAAGCCAGAGCGTATCGTTCGACCGTGTATGGTAGATCGGTGGAGATGTGGCACAGCCACCGAAGAACCGCGAAGAAGCGGGGCCTTGACGCAACCCTGACCAAAGAATGGATCGAAGGAAAGCTGGACGGGGTATGCGAGGCAACTGGGCTAGGGTTTGAACTAACCGGTGGGAGAGGACCAAAGTCTCCAAGTCTGGATAGGATTGACAGCGGCAAGGGATACACTCCAGAAAACACGAGAATGGTTCTTTGGGCGATAAATCTCGCGTGCGGCGACTGGGGAGAATCGGTTTTTTTGCCCATCGCCAACGAGTGGATTATAGAGACGTACGGCTAGGGTTTGCTGTACTATGACACGATGACAAAAGACTACCAGCCAACACCCGCTGAACTTCAGATAGCCCATCATATCGACGGGCTGCTTCAGGAGCTAGTAACCGGAAAGCTGGATGGCATTGCGGTTGCCGCCCTTCGAACTTCAGGCGATCCCTCGTTCTTCTATCTGAACAAACCAGACGGGCCGGTCCTGCGTCCGGTGATAAATCGTCTGCTTGGCCTGTATGAGGCAAGCCAGCAATGGAAGGGCCTGACGAACGCACCTCGTGAAAACCGCAGTTATTCAGAGCACTAATGGGACATAAGAATCAACCCTACCTTGAAGAGATGGAATCCAGCAGCATTGAAACTGCCTTGATCGACGGCGCCTCCGTCCGCCAAGACGGCGAAGACATTGTTGTTGACTTCAGCGGAGATCTGGGAGAGGTGGAAGAGCCAACCGGCGACCATGACGAAAACCTTGCGGTGTACATTAATGACAACAACCGAATTGCGCTCGGCACTCGCATCTCCGAATGGGTTGAAGAAGACGAAGAGGCGAGAGCCTCGTGGAAGCGCAGGCTTATCGAAGGCCTTGAGATCATCGGCGTCGAGGAGATTCCCACGGAGTCCAGCGCGTTCGACGGCAGCTCCACAGTAACCCACCCAGGAATTGCAGAAGCGATGGTTCGGTTCCAAGCGAACGCCATGGAAGAGCTGTTTCCTGCTGAGGGGCCGGTCAAGACTAAAGTCATCGGCAAGTCCTCGCCGGAGAGGGAGGAGCAGTCACTTCGGGTGAAGGAGTTCATGAACTACATGCTCGTGGAAGAGGACGACGAGTACTTCGATCACACCGACCAGATGACCATGTATCTGCCGTACTCCGGTAGCGCGTTCAAGAAAGTTTATTACGACCAGGCAGAAGAAATGGCGCTATCTCGGTTCGTCACGGCCGAAGACCTTGTCGTTCCGTACGACGCCACCTCTCTGAAGACCTGCCCAAGATACACCCACAAATACAAACTTTACGGCAACGAGATTAATGCCCGAATTGTTTCGGGAGAATTTCTCGACACCAGTCAGCTCGACCCGCAGGGAGTGCGCACGAAGGGCTCGATTGCCGGATCAGAAGACGAGGAGATTAAGGACATCTCGGATAACCGGGAAGCCTTTCGCGCCGAAGAAGATGTTGTCTACCAGATTTACGAGTGTCACGCCGAATTGATTTTCGACGAGTTCGATGAGCCCGATGCAACAGAGAAGGGAGCACACAGAGTTGCGCTTCCGTACGTTGTAACGGTTGAAAGTGTATCCGGCGAAGTTCTCGCCATCCGCAGACTTTGGAGCGAAGAAGATGACAGGCGCAAAAAGAGAGTCCATTTCATCCACTATAAGTTTCTCCCTGGACTTGGCTTCTATGGCTGGGGATACCTGCACATCATCGGTTCATTGGGAAAGGCGGCATCTGGTGCATTGCGAGCCCTGCTTGACGGGTCAGCAACGGCATCCCTACAGGGCGGATTTAAGTCAAAGGAATCCCGCCTAGCAGGAGAGTTTGTCTTCACGCCGGGCGTCTGGAAAGACGTGGACATGACGGCGGAGGACCTCGCGAAGTCATTCTATACTCCTCCATTTAAGGAGCCGTCTCCCGCCCTATTCCACACCCTTGAGCTGCTGGTTAACGGCATTCAGGACTTTGCCTCCACTACGGAGGCGATGACCGGCTCCGGCGACAATAAGGGTCCGGTTGGTACTACGCTCGCCCTTATCGAACAGGGGTCCAAGATTTATTCCGGCATCCACAAGCGGATGCATAAAGCTGCGCGGTTCGAGTTTAAGCTTCTTGCGCGCCTCAACTTTGAGCACATGCCAGAGGAGGGGTATCCGTTTGAAGTGAACGGCGCCGATCAAAGCGTCATGGCCGAAGACTTCGACGGCCGCGTTGATATTCTGCCGATCTCTGACCCAAACATCTATTCCAACATCCAGCGCGTAGCAAAGTCGCAGGCGGCAATTGACCTCGTTCAGGCGGACCCCGAGCTATACAGCATCGAAGCAAGGCGAACAATTCACCTTGGAATGCACAGGGCGCTCCGTACTGTAGACCCTGAGGGTTTGCTGCCGGACATGTCGGTCAAGCGAGTGGACCCGGTAACCGAAAATCAGATGATGCTGACGGGCGGCGGCGTCAAGGCGTTCATCGAGCAGGATCACACCAGCCACATCCAGGTTCACATGATGTTCCAGCAGGAGGTTGCCGGCATGGGTCTCGACGAGGAGTTGCTTCAACAAGCCATGATGAACATGCACACCCACTTGACGGAGCATTACGCGCACGCGTACAGGCTGCGGATCGCTGAAGAATTGGGTACGGCGCTGCCGGAGACCGACTTCACGAATATTGAGGAAGACGTGGACATTGAACTTGACAACGCGGTAGCACAGGCCGTTGCGGCCAATATTGCTCCGCCGCCTCCTGCTCAAGGGCCAGAGCCATCTGAGGAAGAGCAGGCGCAAGCCAAGCATGAGCAGACCTTGAAGCACAGCGATGAGTCTCATCAGCAAGATCTGCAGCAGGACGACCAGAAGCACAAGCAGAAGATGAGCATTACGCAAGAAGAGGCGGATCAGCAACTCGTAATTGAAGGCAAGGCGGCCGAGCAGTCCCATGGGGCCAAGGCAGCGGATAACGTTCTGAAGACTGCGGCACAGGCGTCGGCACTGAAGTCTGAATAATGGTTGCCGCTACTCCGCCAGAGGTGAGGAAGGCCAGGGCGTTTCTGCGAGGCAGGGGAATCACTACTCAGGAGATCCCCCCCCGGAAATTTGCGAGCGCCGCTAAGGAGCAAAACCGCGGTTTTCGCGACACGCTTCAGTTTATAATCACAGCACAGGAACAACGAAAATGAAACATACGGGAACAAGCAAGCCAAGAAGCGGCGCAAAGCCTCGGCCTACAAGGCCCAGGGGCGCCGGCAGACGCGGCACATCAGGGCGGCGCGGCGGTTCAGCGCGATCACGAACCAGTTCAAGGTACGCTCGATAGCATAGATTAGGTGGAGGCACCATGGCAAACGACAGCGAAATAGTTATAGCCAGTGGCATATCATGGCTACTGCACAGGTTTCGGAGAGAGGCGGAGGATCGACTTGAATACCTCAAAGAGGGAATCGCCGAGGGCATTCCTCGTGAGGAATATGAACAGATGGTTGGCCGCTACAAAGAGGCGAAACGCTGGCATACCTTCGTAATCGCTGAGGTCTTTGAGGAGTTCCAGTCGGCGGAAGATGACGCCCTGGAAGCTGAGCCACTAGAGGAGATGCCGGACAGTGAGTAGCGTATCGGTTCCAATCCCACTTGGGTGGAAAGTGGTGCTGCTCCCAAAGCAGGGTAAAAAGACTAGCGCGGGTGGCATTGATATCTCTGCTACCCAAGATGCGGAGGCGCATCTAAGCTACATCGGAGAAATTCTTGCACTTGGCGAAGCGGCCTTCTGCGCCCGCACCAAGTCCGGCATTGACATGGCGGCATGGAAGGTGCGACCGCAGATCGGAGATTGGATTGTGCATACTCCATATGCCGGAATGAGGATACGCCGCTCGGGAGAAAAAGATGAGAACTGGATTATCCTGTTAAACGACACAGACATTCAGGCTATCATTGATGACCCCAATGACTACTATTCTTGGATTGACGGGTAGCAGTGGCTGACAAGATCTGCAAGATTGACGGGTGCGGCAACAAGGGCAGCGGCAATGGATGCGCCCATGGAATGTGCAAGCAGTGCTACATGAAGAAGTGGCGTCGAGATCATCCAAAAAGACAAGGTACCATAGCGAGAAGGGCAAAGTTGAAAAATAAGTATGGGATATCTCTGGAGGAATACGAGGAGATATTTAATGCCCAAAAGGGAAAATGTGCCATTTGCAGGGACAGTCAAAAGAAGCTTTTGTGCATAGATCATGACCACTTGACTGGGGGTATTCGCGGCCTACTATGCCAAAGATGTAACACTGGACTTGGACAATTTCGGGACAACAGGCTCTTTTTGGCAAGGGCGGCCGAATATCTGCTGATCAGCAGGTAGTTTCTTTATCACTCAAAACTGACTGCAGCGGGTTGCAAACAACGGCCCGCTCGTGAAATAATGTGTCGGTCACCCCCTAGTGGGCTGGCGGCACAGGCATTGTCCTGGAGGAAAATACGGAAATGAGTAAAGACCGATACACGGTTGAATCAGATTTTGACGATCTGCATGGAGATCCTGCAGAAGTCCCTGGACTAGAGGTTGACCTTTCAGACTCGGATAACCCAATCATTCGCGCCTTTGCTGAAGGTGCAGCTGACGACGATTACGTCGCTCCGAAAGATGACGGCAAGCCGAAGAAGAAGAAAAAGGCAGAACCCGAGGACGATAAATTCATCGATGACGATGACGACGATGATGCTCTGGTAGAACTCGACGACGACGAGGAACTCGACGAAGACGGCAAACCCAAGAAAAAGGACGAGTCCGAAGAAGAAGAAGAAGACGAGCCCGAAGAAGAAGAGGACGAGCCAGAAGAAGAGCCAGAGGACGAGGACGACAAAAAGGGATGGAGCAAGAAAGTCCAAAAGCGAATCGATAGGGAAATCGACCTAAGGGCCTCAGAGAACGCACAGTCGAACCAGCGAATTGACAAGCTTGAGCGGGAGAACAAACTCTTCCGGGCAACGGCCCAATTCGACAAAGACCAGTCAAAGGCTGATTCCGATCTTCGTCGACTCCGAAAGGAAAAGACGGAAGCAATCGAAAACGGCGACACCTCAAAGCAGGTTGATATCGATGATCAAATTCTCGACATCAAGTCTGACCGGAAGGTTAAGCAGTTTGAGCTGAAGCAGCTCGCCGATAGTATCGATGATGACACGACACCAGACGGCGGAGGAACTCCCCCCGCAGGTCTGAAGTGGCTCGAAAAATACCCTCAGTACCACACCAACAAGCAGTTCCGGACAACGGTTCTGCAAGCAGATAAGATGGTGGCGAACAGGGGGCTCGACAGGAATACCGAAAAGTATTACACGGAGATTGAAAACATTCTCCGGCCACAGTATCCCGAGATCATCAAGTCTGCCAAGACGAGCAAAAAGCCACGCCGCAAGGCACCCGTGAAAAGGAAGAAGAGCGCAGTAGGCGGAACTCAACGAGCCGGAACTGGGCGTACCAAAAGGGGCGTAATCCGACTTACGAAGAACGACCAAGAGCAGATGGAAGTCTTCGGCATGGACCCCAAGAACGTGAAAGACGTTAAGGCTTGGGCTGACAGCAAGGCAGGTAAATAACTCATGACCGCACTAACAAAAGCACAACGCAAGGCAGCCGGCAAGAAGGCCTGGGCTACACGACAGGCCCGAGCAAGAAACAAGCTGCAAGGCGAACAGGCACAGTCTTCACATGATGTTGAACTGCCTGAAGACGAACGAACAACTGAGCAGAGCGTTGCTCAGGCAATGGGATTCGAGATCCCGGTCGCGGAAGCGGACTGGTCTCGCCCATCAGAACTTGAAGCACCGAAGCCACGGGCTGGATATACTCAGCGATGGATTCGGGTCCGACTAGGCAACGAAGAGGATGCGCGTAATGCGATGCGGAAATTTCGTGAAGGATGGCTACCCAGGGCACTGGATTCAGTACCCCAGGGATATTCGCCACCGACCTTCTTTCACGCCCGACTAGGGAACGTAATCGGTGTTGAGGATTTGATTCTCTGTGAGATGCCTCTCAGAAAAGCGCGTCAGCGTAATGCCTACTACAAGGCGAAGCTGGGTCGCATGATCGAGGGTATCGAGAATGATCTCAGGAACGTCGCAGCAGGCGGACCGCGGATCACGCGTACACAGCGAACTCAAGTCACTAAACGCCGACTAAGGCTCCCTGATCCGGGCGAGGAATAAACCCCCCACCTAGACCACACTCTCCGTCGGCTTCTTTCAACCAATGGAGAACGAAGTGGTATTCTCGATCAAAAACCAACAAAAGGGCTTCAGTCCGGTGCGAGCTGGATCAGCCCGTATTCCGGACGCTCAAGACTCGTTTAGGATTGCCGGTGCCTATGGCACTGACATCTTTTCTGGTCAGCCAGTGTTCCAGTTTACTGATGGTAATGTGCGAGTACTAAGCAAGACCGATGAGATCGTGCTCGGCGTCTTTAACGCGGTGTCGTATATTTGTATGATCGCTTCGCACTCCGGCATTGGCCGGCGCTCGTGCGACAACGGATGCCACTCCGGGTACTCCCACGGAATCCACCAGGACCGCTTCAGAATCAGGCCGTCATCGGCCGCCGGATCTTGC